TGAAATAAGCCGAACCAAGGGAATATATATCCTAATAGGTTACTTGAAGGCATTAATCCCCAGAGTGAGGGAACTTGAACGGGAAGTTGAAAGGCTAAAGAAACAAGGGAAGAAGGGGAAAAGATGAAGCCAAAACAGATGAAACGCGGCCCTAAACCTAAAGGAGAAAAATTAAGTCGTCCACTTGTCCGTAAACACCTTAAAAAATGTGGAAATATCAAGGAATTAAAAGAAGCCGAAGCAATCATAAAATATAGACAGACTGGTTGTTATGCTGATGTAGGAGAGATACTTGAGCAGATACATCAAGAAAAGTTTATGTCAAGAGAGGAAGCACCTACTCAGTCGGTAAAACTTAAAATAATAAAAAAGCAATCAATGCGAGGTAAACGCTGGATAGATAAGCTGAGAGCATCAGGCGACCTTGTTAAGATGATGGCTTATGTAGGGCTGGATGATGATTATTATGTGTTGAAATTACTGGAATTTGGTCAGGCAAAAAAGCTGGTTCCGATTTCTCAAAAAAGCGATGTTCACAGCGTCGCTGATTACGAGACGCAAGTAAAAGCTATTCAGGTTGGATTAAAGTTACGCGGACACTTGAAGGACGATGTTGTCTTGCATACAGAATACAGCAAGGAAGAAGTTGAGAAGGGGATTGAGGCAATAGCGGAGAAGGTGAGGGCGAGGCGGTTGATGGTAGGGAACGTGGGGAATAAGAGGGCTGAGAATGTATAAGGACAAGGCGTTACAGCGTAAGACGACACTTGCCAGGGTAAGGCGTTACAGGATAAGCCAGGCGTTACATAAAGGCGTTACATCAGCGCCAGGCGTTACACAGCCAAAACAAATAAAAACAATCAACCAGGAAGCGCACACGGGAACGCAAAGCAAGCCAGCCGTATCTTTACCTGGTGTGATTGAGGTGAAGAATAAGCAAGAGGAAGTCCGGGCAACCAAGCGATTACTTAAACCGAAGCAGCAAACATTTAAGAACTACTTCAAAAAGAGTACACTTGAACTTAAGGAGGCACAAGCGTAATGTTAATCCTTCGTGACCTGATAAGACTGATATTCAAAGAGCTGGCTAAGCAGATGGTCGCATGGTATCAGCTTATGCGTCTTGCTTGCGAGGTTTACTTCCGCAAGGATAGGGACGCATGAAAAACTGGATTCAGTTAAAAGACATTCTACTTAACCTAAGTCAAGTATCTTACATCGAGAAGGACGGAGAGAGAAGCATAAGGATATATCTAACAGATGGGCAATCGCCATTACATATGGTGTTTGATAATGCTGAAGAAATGAATACGGAACTTGAAAGAATAAAGAGATTGTGTTGTGCAGACTAAACACAGGCAAGCCAAGACTAACCTGTCTCATCACTCCATTCTGGATGAGGGGCTGGGGGCAATCGCCTTGGGGGTCTGCGCTGGGCTGGACAGGGCAAAGGCCGCGTGGTCGCGGTTTTCATTAATTTTTATAGGCTTATATCCCATCGCCCAGATTTTGGTATTCTGGAAAAGTATTTTTGGTATGAGAGTGAAGAAAATGGGGGAACGGGGATTGAGGGTGAGGGTGAAGGGAAGTTCAGGAGGGTTGAAGGAATGGTAAGCGGAGTGGTGTCAAGTCCGGCAAAGGGCGCGGAGAAGATAATTGCGCCGGAGATACTGATACCGAAGCGAGCGGAGTATGGGTTAGAGGATGCGTTGCTTGAGCTGGACATCTTGCCGGAAGAAATGGTGGAAATGAGCGATTCGGAGAAAGAAGAAATAACGAAAGCGATAAACGATCTGGTGAGCCTGCATAGCGAGAACCCGTGGAGATATTATCAGTCGAACCCTGGTGCGCAGGCGGATTTTCACAAGGGTACGGGAAGAGAGAGATGGTATCAAGGGCCGAACAAGGTAGGGAAATCCGTACCGATTGCGTTGGAGATAATATATTTTGCGATGGGTGAACATCCGTATAGGAGTGATATTATTGCGCCAAATCAGGGCTGGATATGCGGTGCAACGTTAAAGACAATGGCGCACGACATACTGCATGAACTTCGGAAATGGATGCCGAAGAAGGCTTATATTCGAGATAATCCGTATATGGTTGCCCGGTTCCCGATAATTCGTAACGGGAAAAAGGTTGGGGAAAGTGAATGGATGATAATGAGTTATGATTCGGATATTGAGGTGTTCCAAGGCCCGAAAGTACGCGGAATTGCGTTTAATGAACAGCCGCCATACCGTATTTATACTGAATCGCAGTCACGCGGTGATGCAGCAATACCATTGGATATTTTCGGCTGCTTGTGTCCGTTACAGGGTAATGACTGGTTCCAGCAGGAAGTGATAAAGCCGGGTAAGGCTGATCCTGGGGGTCGTATACAGGTGTTTCAGTCACATTCTATACGCGAGAATCTTGCTTTGACAGAGGAAGTCATCCAGGCAGAAGAGAAACGATGGAAAGGACACCCGGAAGAGAATGCGCGGCTTTACGGTATACCATCACCGAAGTCCGGGCGTGTGTATTCGCTTTTGCGTGAAGAGATACATAGGCTCAAGGGGATTTACACGCCTGCGCTTGATGAATTGATACTCATAGGTCTTGACATTCATCCGCGGCTGCCAATGATGGGCGGCGTATGCGCAATAGATAAATTCAATGTGTGGCGCGCGTGTGACGAGTACCAGGGAATGAGCGCAGACGAAGGCAAGGAAACCACGGAACAGTTTGCAAACGATTTTGCGGATATACTCGAAAAATATTCCAAGAACCGGATTGGATTGTTCTTGCTGGATAACAATGCGCGATGGAACGAACGGACTTCCGGGACAAACCAGTTTGATGTTATTACTGATGTGATGTGGGAACGGCTGCGCCTGGGTATTATGACTGTTGGCGGGAAAGATTTTAATACGTCATGGCACAGGCTGACTGATAAAATGATGGTGAAAGACGGATTAACTAATTTTTATGTTGCTGCGAATTGTATTCATACATGGGAAATGTTCTTTGAACATTGCTGGGCTGATAAAGTTAATGAAAAAGAAACCGGGCAATCATACAAACCGAAAAAGACAAATGATCACTATTGCAACATCTACGAATATTTCATGAAGTATGACCCGGCTTATGATTGGCGCATACCGGACAGATATACCAAAGCGAAACCATATATTGCAAACAACCCGAAAACGGGGTACTGAACTTGACAAAAAAGAAGTTATATTGTATATTCGCTTAAAGGAGGCAACAAAAATGAAAAAGATAATATTTGCATTAATGGGAATATTTATTGCAGCAAATGCGTTTGGTGCGACAATACAGGTGAGTGCTGTTGCGCCTGCTGCGGGGAAAATGGAAGCCGGTACTGCGGTTACAATAACAGGTACAGACTTCACTGATCCTGCGACCGTGACATTCAGCTCAGCTGGCAGTACCGTTGTCGGTACTTCCACAGTTACAGTGAACTCATTGCATATTACAACCGTCGCGCCCGCAGCAGCAGTTGGAGCTTATGGTGTGATTGTCTCCGGTGCGCCAAATACTCTTGGCTCACTCGCTGCCGCATATACAGTGACAAAACCTACACCTGCAAGCATATTGCCCGCAACTGGGAAAATGTCCGGAGGCGATACTGTGACTTTGGCTGGTACATATTTTTGTACTGGCTCAACAGTGACAATAAATGCTGTTGCCTGTACTTCAGTGACGAAAATTGATGACCAGCACGTATCTGTCGTTACTCCTGCTGGTACTGCCGGAGCAAAAAATGTAATTATGACTTATGGCGGGCAAAGTACTACATTGGCTGGCGCTTACACTTATTCCGCATGTACTTATACTTCCATTGCACCAACTGACGGCCCATTAAACGGCGGCACTCCGGTAACTATCGTCGGCGCGTATTTCAATGCAGGGTCAACAGTAAACATCGCGGGCGTGCTTTGTACGAGCGTTGTCATAACCGATAATCTGATTACCTGCGTTACTCCGGCAGCTGCCGCGGGCGCGCAGAATCTTGTTATTACTTCGCTTGCTTCAACGACAACTGCCGCGGGCGCATTTACTTACCACGCACCCACAATTACAAGCTCAAATCCTATGACCGGCGGTTGCTGCGGAGGCACATCAGTAAAAATTGTTGGTACTTATTTATGTTCTGCTGGTGCTACGGTAGGATTCGGAACAGATAATGTAACAACTTATACAGTCAATTCCGCAGGTACAACTTTAACCGTTACTTCTCCGGCGAAAGTAAGCGGTGCTGTTTATGATGTTACTGTCGGATATGGTGCGTCAACAGCGACGGAAAGTAATGGTTGGACTGTACCAGCGACGACAATTACAAGCGTGTCACCATTGTCCGGAATAATGGGTGGAGGGACAGTCGTAAAAGTAGCGGGTACGAATTTCTGTTCCGACTGTACCGTGGCTTTTGGCAGTACGGCTGCGACTGCCGTTTCTGTTAATACTGCGGGTACGACTATTACTTGCACTTCTCCGTTCCATGCAAGCGGCGCGGTAAACGTCGTTGTCACTCAACATGGAGATACAATTACCGATTCCAACGCGTTCACTTATGTGAAATGTACGATAACAAGCATAACACCTTCTACGGGTAAACTTGCCGGAGGTGATGCCGTTGCTATTGTCGGTACATGGTTCAGTTCTGGTTCTACGGTGACAATAGGAGGAGTCTGTACTGGCGTCGCTACTCCGACTGCAAACTTGATTACTGCGACAACCGCGATAATGACCGCCGGCGCACATAATGTAGTCATAACTTTCGGGAACGAAACAACAACTATGTCCAGCGGATTCTTTGGCCAGAAATGTACCATAACTTCTTGTACGCCCGGAACTGGCTCTCCACTTGGTGGTGACAGAATAGTGCTTGCTGGCACATATTTCTGTGCAGGAAGTACTGTTAAAATAAATGCCGTTGATACTACAACCACCGTTGATGGTACCGCGACATCTGTTTCCGCGACAACTGCTGCGTATGCGCCTGGCGTTTATGATGTCACTGTGGCTTATGGAGCTTCGCGTTCAACATTGTCCAGCGGGTTCACTTACAAAAAAGCCAATGTGATTTCTGTTACGCCGGGGATAGGCACTGCTGCCGGAGGCACTGCGGTAACGATTTATGGTGCGGATTTCTGCACCGGAGCTACCGCAACAATAGCAGGTTCAAGCTTAATGGCGCAAACTCAGTCCGGCTCAAACCTGATATACGGCACTACACAGGCAACCGCTTCTGGATTATATGACGTGGTTGTGTCTTATAGCAACTATGCACCTTCAACTTTGTCTAATGGGTTTCAGTTCACACTGGGAACATTACAGCTCGATCCTGACCAGCGTACGCCAGTACACTATGTAAAGGTACTGAATGGAGTAACATCAACGACAATATCTCCGTCGGTGTTTGTGGGTAATTACAAAGCCATTTCCTTTATTGTCCAGTGTACCGGACACAGTTCGGGTAATGGAGTGTTCACTGTACAGGCGTCTCCTGACGGTAAAAACTTCTTCTCGTACCCGAAATTAATCGGTACTGCGGGATTAAGTACTCCAGCAACAAGCGTAACGTTGAGTACAAACACGACAAACGTAATGGCTTTATCTCCTGAAGATGGTGTGTCGTGGGTTCAGGTGACCTGTACAGTTACTACAGACGGAGCATACAGCTGTTGGATAATGGCGAAGTGAGGGGGCGTGTTATGCCATTAAAAAAAGGGTCGTCAAAGAAAACCATTTCTTCTAATATTAAAGAATTAATGGATACGGGAAAATATCCGCAGAAGCAGGCGGTCGCGATAGCATATTCCGAAGCAAGAAAAGGCAAATCAAAAAAAGGCAAATGGAGAAAATCCCTTGAGAGGAAATAAATATGCCTGAACAGAATACTGACCAGAGAACGCTCGATTTTGTGTTAGAATGCTACAAGTATTCTCGCACCGCTTCACAGGATATTCGTGACCAATATGACCAGGACTGGAAATATTATATGTCATACCGCGACCCGAACATATACCAGTGGCGGTCAAACTTATTTATTCCCTGGATATTCCAGTGCATTGAAAGTATAACGCCGCATCTCGTTAATACTGTACTTGGAGTTGACCCGCCAATATCCGCATTGCCGCGTGGAGTGAACGGGTATCTTGGCGCAAAAGTGTTTGAATATTTATTTGCTCAGCAATGCAAACAGAATAACACTTTCACCAAGGCAGTGATAGGGATTAAAGACTCGAAAATATTCGGTAAATCTGTCTGGTTCGTTCCGTGGCGTTACGAGCCAGGATCGTTTGATTGCTGGGATATTATTCCTCTTGACCCGTATAATTGCCGCCCGGACTTGCGGTTTGATACTATTGAACGTATGCAGTTTTTCCAGTTCAAAGATTATATACCGCTGGCAAGATTACAACGTGCGGCGGAACTGGGGCTTGGCGGCGGGAAAAAGTACAAGAACCTGAACCAACTGACAAAGACTAAAAATTCATGGGGTAAAGAAAACCAGATGGCACATTTGAAACGGCAGCAACTTGTCGGATTATCTCCAAATGTTAAATCCCCGGAATCACAGCCGTTGGTTGAGATTATTCATCACTGGGAAGATGACCGTTGGATACAGGTTGCTAATCGCGCCGTGGTGGTGTTTGACAGCAATGACAGTCAATATCCATACCAGCGCAACGGAAAGCCGACAAGAAAGCCTTTAATTGATATTACGCCAATTCCTATACCTCACCAGTGGCAGGGATTCAGTGTACCAAAACTGCTTGGAGATTTACAGGAAGAGTTAAACGATAAACGGAATCAGAGGCTTGATAACGTCCGGTACTTGATAAATAAAATGTGGCTTGTTGCGCGCGGAGCAGGAATAGATATTGACCGGATAATATCTCAGCCTTATGGAATAATTGAAACCAATGACATGAACGCGATGAAAGACGTTTCCGGTCAGGATGTTACCCAATCGGCAGTACGTGAAGAAGCTATGGTGAAAGGTGACATGGAAGAAACAATGGGTAATTACAAAAACTTCCGTGGCGCTGACCCGGAACAGTTTCAGACTGCTACAACGACTACTTCACTTCAATCAATGGCTGGCAGCAGATTTGGGCTTGAGGCACAGCTTATTGAAAAGAGTGTTGCTAAACTGGCTGAAATGGCTCTTGAACGCAACCTGCAATTCATGGATAAACGTGTGCCGATACGCATGACTGAGGACATCGTTGAGTTTGAGGGATTACCGGATTACGAAAAGGTCGGCGCTTATAGATTTTTCATGGCTGACCGAAACATAATTGACGCGGAATATGATATTGAGCCGGTGGGTTCGGCTTCTGATCCAATGGCTAACTCACAGACAAGAGTAATGCTGATGAATCAGACATATAACCTTATAGCTCAGGAAGCGTTTGTTAATCGCAGAGAGTTTGTAAAGGAGATATTTGCGGCAAGTAAACTTAGGAATCCGAAACTGCTTATGCCTGAACAAATGCCTATGCTTCCGGGTCTTGGAATAACGCCCGGCGGACAGCCTCCGTATCCAGGAGCTGTTATGCCGGCACAAAGTATGCAAGCACCGACAAACGACGCGGAAATGATGCAGGCAATAGGCAGAATGGGGGGGAGTGCGAAAGTTGGACAATAATCTAAAAGACGCTGAACTGGAAAAACAATTTTTGCGTGGCGCGGAACTTGGAACAAAGATGGAATCATTGCAGAAACTTATCGAATATATGAAAGTTGAGCTTGTAACTATTGATTCTTTAACAGGCGTTACGCCGGAGAATTTTAAGGATAAACAGGCGCAGGCATGGGCTTGGAAAAAGATAATAAATACTGTTGAAGAAGTAATAAAAAATGGGCAAAATTGTAAAGTAAGGCTCGCAGAGGGTGAGCAACGCAAAAAAGAGCTGCGTAAAAAAGCTCGGAACGATGATTAAAAGGAGGATATAGCCATGGCAACGGACACTGTACCAGCAGCACCAGGGACAGACACCGGCGCGGGCGCAGCACCATCTGCACCAGCCGGGGGAACACCAGCAGCAGCACCAGGAGCAGGTGCAGGCGCAAAACCAGCACGGACTGGAATACCGGGCGTTAAAGGCGAACCGCCAGCGCCAAAAGAGGGTGAAGTTGATACAACACCCGAAAGCATTATTTTCAAAGATGGAGAATTGCCTCCAAGGTTGGCAAATTCTGTTAAAAACCTTGCTGACCTGATAAAAAAAGCCGATAACGCTGAATTGATGGTCGGGAACCAGGGAAATGAAATCGGACGGCTGAAAGCTGAACTTGAAGCAATAAGGGTTGGCAAGCCTCCTGTTGCAGCACAACCAGCCGCACCAGTACAGCCAAAACCGGCTGAGGAACAGCAAAAAGAGCTTGACGAAAATGACCCCATTTACAAACAGCATAACGAGGAATTGCGTCAAGAGTTTGCTGAAAATCCACTGAGAACCATTTCGCAGTTACGGGATCTGATTGTAAGCGATATGCGTAACTTACTTCAAAGCGACCCGGCAATCAAGATTGTTATGGATGACGTTACTGACCGGACAATGCGTCTGGATTCCGCAGCACTCAAAAATGAGTTTCCTGCGGATAAGCCCGGAGTTGTACCTTTTGCGCAGGTCGAAGCGGAAGTATACAAGATGGCCAGGGAACTTAAACTGACCGGCCCGGACGGATTACGGAAAGCGTATTTTATTGCTTCGGGTGAAGCTCAGGCAAAAGCGACACAGGGAGCCGTTGACGCAGCCTTGACCGAAACGGCTAAGATAAATATAGCCAAGGAAATACAAACGCCTGATGGAGGGATTGCTGCGTCAGACGGGAATGCAAAACTTGAAGATGCAATCAAAGAAAGGATAATGAAATCAAGCAGACCGAAATTAGCAATATGAAAAAGAAACAAATTTATTTACCGCAGGAGGTGAATGTAAAATGGTAACAATCATCACATCAGCAAGAAGTACAGGCAACGTAGAATCAGGGTCGTTTAAGGTAGACATGGGGGATGAAATCTTCATGTTACAGCCTAACGATACTCCTTTTACCTTGCTTTCGTCAAAGGTCGGAACAAGAAAACTCATCAGCCCAGAATTCAAGTGGAGGGAAGATGACCTTGCTCCTATCTGGGACACCGCAGGTGCGACAATGACAACCGGTGACACAACAATCACCGTTACTGCAACGTCGTACTTTACTCCTGGAGACATAGTGGAAGTAACAACGACAGGTGAACATTTACTCGTAGTCACCGCCGGAACTACTTCATTCACGTGCCTTCGTGGCTTTGGAACAACCAGCGCAGACACCATCGCGAACGCAGCGCCGCTGTACATTATCGGCAATGCGTACATGGAAGGTGATACCGCTGCCAGCCAGAGGAGTGTCCAGAAAACAATCGTTATCCAGTATGCGCAAATATTCAAAACGTCTTTCGGTTACACTGGCACAGAGGAAAACTCCGACCAGTACGGTAACATGAAAGACAGTGCCTACATTCAGAAACTGAAAGGCATTGAACATGCGCGCAAAATGGAGGCGGCTTTCTGGTTCGGTCAACTCTACAAATACTCTTCGTACACAAATCCTGAAAGAACGATGGAAGGGGTGAACAAACTGATTGGGACGAATTACGACAATATCTCAGCCGGTACTATCACTGAAGCCGAGTTCAGGGCTTTTGTCAAATCAGGGTTCAGGTACGGTTCGTCAACGAAATACCTGTTCGCTTCAGCTTTGATTTGCGACGCGCTCGATTCTTGGGCTACTGCGAAGCTTCATCTCCTCTCAAAAGATGAGACGTACGGTATAGCTGCTAAGGAGTGGGTAACCACACACGGCAGGCTTATCGTTATCGAAATGAAGGAACTGTTCACCGGTACAAAGTACGGTGGATATGCAGCAATGATTGATATGGAAAGCGTCCGGCGCTGCTACTTGCAGAACCGCGACACTAAGCTGGAGACAAACATCCAGGCTGCCGGTACTGATGCACGTCAGGATCAGTACATTTCCGAGGTATCAATCCAGCTTGCAAATCCGGAGAAACACCGGCTTTTGACTGGCGTAACAGATTATTCTTAAAAAGACGAGGGAGTGGCGTATACCCGCTCCCTTTTCTTAAAAATTCAAAAGGAGGGGAAATAAAATGGCAAAGGACAAGGTAAAAACGGCTGAAGTAGAGAAAGACGGCATGAGGACTTTTATAGTGCCTGGTGGGAGTTTTGTCAGATTTGTTATTAAAGCTGAATCCGTAACATACGATGAACGGCGACAGGCAGTGCGACATCCTGGAAAAAGAGCTGTATTTGATCATGGCAGACTGACAACCAGTGACCCGGAAATAATCGAGTTTTGTTTGTCACGTAGACCGGAGATAATCGAGGAGCCTCTGGTAACGGCAAAGGAAATCAGAACGTCACAGCGGATAGGCGAGAAAAACCAGAATCAGAGACCGCCTGTTAATGACGATATTGAGGAGATAGCCAAACCTTGAGGGAAAAAGACAAAATATTAACTATCTCTATGCCGACTTACGACAAAGTATTCGCTGAGGTCGTGGCGAATATGTCTGACGTGATGAATAACAGCCGGTATAAAATCGAGATATTGATAAAAACATCGTCTTTGATTTCCTGTGCGCGGAACGACCACGCGAGACAGTTTCAGGGCGATTGGCTTTTATTCTGGGATAGCGATATTGTCGTACCTCAGAAACATATCAAGGCGATAAACAGGCTGATAGATCATAATAGGGATATTGTTGGAGGGCTTTATGTCAAGAAGTCTAATCCTTCAATAGCGATTGACCAGGGCTTGGGAGCAATCAAAGTACCAGCTCCGACACTGGGTAAATGGGTTGATGGTAAGTTTGAAGTACCGCTCGAGTTCACGCCGGACAGTTTATTTGAAGTGGATTCCATCGGCATGGGATTTACCTTAATTAAGCGCGAGGTAATAGAACGTGTAAGCGCTATGGGCGGTAAGCCGTTTGACCATATACTTGACGATAACGGCGTACAGCTCGGAGAGGATGTCAGCTTTTGCCTGAAAGCTAAAAAAGCGGGATTCAACGTATATTGCGATACCGGTCTGGAACTGGTACATCTCGGCGTTTACGGATATTCGATAAGAGATTTTTACCCGTTTCAAAAAGACCTTATAGAAGCGCGCAAACACATGGAAAAGAAAATCGAGGTTGTGTCAAAATGATTGAATTATCGATAATAATTCCGATTTGGAATGTTCAGCCCAAACTTGTTGAATACACAAAAAAGTGTATAAAATGCGCAAGAATGACTGAAATGTCCAATGAGGTGATTATTATTGATAATGGCTCTCCCGAAGCGCAGATGTACGGTGCTGACGTTTACGTAAGATTTCCTTACAACACTGGTATTCCCCATGCGTGGAATGCAGGGATAAAGTTATCTCAGGGAGAATATATCTGCCATTTGAATAATGATTGTTTTGTACCAGAAAAATGGGCTGAAAGTCTTATTGCATTAAAGAAACATTATCAAGCGACTTTTATTTCCCCTCGTTATGGTGTGGCAAAATATCTGACAGATTTTAACACTGAGGTAAGTGATGGCTGTGGTGGCGCATGTTTCATTACGGAATACGAAACGTATGACCGTCTGGGCCTGTTTGATGAATCTTTTGGATTATATTTTCACGAAGATACTGATATGTACGAAAGGGTTAAACGTGCGGGGGAACGATGGCTGTATGCAGATAAAATACAGGCAGAACATATCGGGCGAGCAAGCTGTAAAGAGCATGGGGATTGGCAAAACATGTTAAAACAGACGCAATCGAGATTCAAGCAAAAGTGGGCGGTGGCTTAATGCTTTCACCCTCGGAACATAAAGCACCAGAAAAGCCGGATTATACTGCTCATATCCCGTCTAATTACAAAAGCCAGGAAGTCAATGATTTGGCGTCAACGATGCAAAAGGTCAATGCAGACGCAATAAATAAATATAATCAATGGTATACGGAATTTCAATTATTCGCTAATTCTCTGGGCGAAAGTGTAAATCTAATTGCTGCCGGAGCAAGACCGAAAAACGTAATGATAAACCTTGTTACAGATGCGATTGTGCCTCCAGGACAAGTTGAGACGGCATTAAATAGCGTTCCCACGGTTCAGAAGTTTACATCTTCAACTGGGACTTATACAACGCCAGCAGGTGTTCTTTATATCAAAGTAAGAATGGTTGGCGGCGGTGGTGGCGGTGGCGGTGGTGGAACTGGGGGCGGGACTGGTGGGACTGGCGGCACATCTACTTTCGGAACGACTCTATTAAGTGCTGTCGGCGGTGTCGGTGGAACGGGTGCTGGAGCAGGCGGCGCAGGCGGAACAGCGTCACTTGGAACAGGCCCGATAGGTGTTGCTTTATCTGGTGGTTCTGGTGGCGGTGGAACATTCGAAGCACTAGCGTCAACACAATATCCATGCGCCGGAGCCGGTGCGGCTTCTCCGTTTGGTGGTGCAGGTGGCGGTCAAAATAATGCCGCTGGTTATGCAGGAATAACAAATACTGGTTCTGGTGGCGGTGGTGGAAGCGCAGGGGGTGGCACAAGTGCTTATGCCGCTGGTGGTGGTGGTGCTGGAGGATATATTGAAGCAATAATAACAAGCCCTGGCGCAACATATTCTTACGCAGTAGGCGCGGCAGGAACGGCAGGAGCAACTTCAACTGGAGGATATGCTGGCGGTGCAGGCAGTTCAGGAATAATAATTGTAGAGGAATATTATCAATAAAAAGGAGGCAACACAATGGGAGATGAGGGGAAGGTAGTGGGAAAGGTTAAACCGGAAATAACAATCGGGGATTTGTATAATCCAAGGTTCAGGACTGCGCTTGACGAACTCTGCAAAATGACCAATTTGGAGTTTGACGCGTGGTATTCGCTGGGTCTTATTTCTGGTGCAATAGACAGGGAAATGCCAAAAGTCAAGAAAATCGTTGACGCTTTACGAGCAAGGCACGGCGCGAAAAAGGAAACGGAAAATGTACCGGAGGATAAAATAGAAGAGTTTAACGCCGAGTGGGATGAGCTCAAGGACAAGACAATAGATATAATTTTGACTGAAAAAATCAAAGTGGTCTTACCGGCAGGCGTAGGGAAAGCAGAGTTTCCCAGGTATCTTTCAAAAATAGTGGAGTTTGTGAAAGGAAAATAAAATGGATAACGGAACAGCAAAAGACATAGGACAAATAATACTTGGCGGGTGGATTGCTGTCCTCACTGCATGGCTGAAGTTTAAGCCGAATGGGAACGGGAACGGGAATGGTAAAGCCATTAAAAACGCTATTGACGATCACAGGCTTAATTGCGAAGTTAAGCCGATTGTTACTGATATACGTATTACTTTGGCTGAACTAAAAACGAACTCTGCAAATATATCTAAGAAACAAGAAGAAATGCACGAAAGCGTTTTAGAACTCATACGGACGATAAATAAATGAATAAGGAGAGATAAAATGACTCGCGCGGAAATTATTTCCACAGCTCGCAAGCGTACCAATGAAACCAGTACCAGGCTTGTCACAGATACTAATTTAGACTTGGAAATAGAGAACGCTATTGGTGATATAGCCATATTGCTTGGTACAGTTCAAGGAAAAGACACATCATTGACAACTGATGGTACAGCCAATGGAATGGATTTACCGGATTTATTCCTTGATTTGCCTTTGATCCGAGTATTGCTTGATGGAAAACGCATAACCGAAATAACGATGGGTAATGCTGATTTCCTGACAAATAATCCTGACGGATTAAACCATTATTATTTATTCGATAAACAAATATTCGTTTTCCCGACACCTGAGGCAGGATTGGCAGTTACTCTTTATTCCCAGTCACGGACAACAGCGCTTACATCAGATTCGCTCGAACCTTACATAATCAAAGAGGCGCATCCGGCAATAGTGTACTGGTTATGTTCATTCATTAAACAAAGTGACGGGCAACTTAATGAATCTCTGGCGTTTGATAAACTCTATGACAAAGCCGTGGCGAAATGTTTGCGAGTGCCAAAAAGCAGAGATGGCGCACCAGCATTTCAATTACCGAGTAACATTGGAGATTGGGAACAGAGAAGGAGAAATGGTCGTTTATGAATTTTCCTGATACAGAAATATTGGTGAATGGAGGACTTGATGATAGTTCTCCCTCCCATGCTTTGCGTTCTGGGGATTCGCCCGCATGTCAAAATATGATAAGTGACCTCAGCCCTGGAATTGGTAATAAGCGTGGCGGGCTTGTCTTAAAAGGTCAGGTTATTATTACAACTGGCACAGCTGATAGTGGCTCAACAACAGAATTAATAGATGACGCATTAGTTCAGGCAACAGGATATTGGATCGGAGCTTTACTTACTATTACCGCAGGAACAAATGCAGGTGAAAGCCGTATTGTTTCGGCTTTTGCTTCTGCTACGGATAAAATCACAGTCGAAACAGCGTTTACCAGTCCAATAGACAATACTTCGGTTTATAAATTAACATTTCCGATTTATGGAGGATTAACATTTTCTGATAATGTTGGAGCGCAGACAGCGATAATTGAAGTCAAAGGGTCAACAGTGTCAGGTAATTTTCTTTACAAGTCAACGGATATGATAACATTTACTTCATTAACAACGGGCCTGAAATCAGGATATAAATGCACGTTTACAAACATGATGACTTATATGTTTATTTCAAATGGTTATGACGAAGTAATGCGATTTGATGGCACGAATTTTAGAACTTGCGCTGGAGTAAGCGGAACGGCAGACAGCGGTACAACTCTTACATTGGTTGATGCGGCATTGACAGAAGCAGCAAGTTACTGGAATGATTTTCATATTAAAATAACTTCTGGCACAACCAATTTTGGCGTGGTACGCAGAATTGCTTCGTTTAATGCTACATCGCATACGGTAACAGTTGACGAGGCGTTTCCAGCGGCAATAACAACAGAAACGTATACTATACTTGGCTTGCCGAAAGGACGTTATGTTACAACATGGAAAGGCACATTTAACGGATTGGTGCTTGTCATTGCCGCCGATAGCGATTTGAATGCAGTGTATTATTCTGAGATAGGGAATCCTATGGGCTTTTATGATTTAACGACTTACGAACCTCAAAAAATTGCCGTTGAAGATAACACATCAGAAATAACCGCCATAATAGAATTTCAGATGAATCTTGTAGTCGGAAAACACAATGCTATTTATGCAATCAATTCTAATTATGAATTTTGGCAGCTTGATACACCTGCCGGAGTAGGCATTGAATTTCACGAATCATGTCAGGTGCGTGATAGTAATTTAATATTCTGGTCGCTTGACGCTATTTATCGATACAATGGCGCGTATTGCTTAAAAATTTCGGATAGGATATTGAATCTTTATGGCACAATACAAAAA